GGTGTATTTCATTCTTACCCGCTACCCTACTACCAGCAGAACGGTCAGCAGGACGCCATCTGCACCCCTTCATGATCATTCGTTCAGCAATAGAGGGTCCAGTGTCACCACGTTTGTGCCAACATGAGCTATCCAACACACCATAACGAATCTTTTCCTCAGATTCAGCGTTCAATATCATCACAGCCAAGTCTTCTGCCAGCACTTTGCTGACATAAAGCTCTCGGTAGACAACCAAACTGTCGTCAGGCGCTACAGCAAACCACAACACAGCGCTATGGCTACCATATCCATAGTCACAAGACCTGAATCGGGGCCAGTTTGAGGGAATGGTGAAGGGTTCTACTACGTGAATGCTTCTATTGAACTCAGAAAACGCTGCACCTTCAGCAATGTCCCAGTTTCCCTCAAGCAATTGCTTACGTTGGTGCTCCGGTAGAGACAACAACATGGTTTCGTAATCACCAGACTCGGCCAAATAGGGGTTGTCTGCTAGTTTTGCAGAGATGAACTTGCGTTTGAACAGCGGCAAGCCTTCTTTGCTGTGCCCTTTTGGGTAAACCAGCATCTGTCCTGTCTCAATATCGGTGGCATAGAAGCTTTTACCGGGTGGTGCAGGGACAATGAACATCTTCCTGACCCATTGATGACCGGGTCCACCGGGGTTGGTGGTAGCTCTCATGAACACTGGCAGGTCTGGAGCAGCAGTACGCAGACGAGAACGCATGTAGTTGTAGGCAAACGGCGTAGGCCACTGCGTCAATTCGTCCCAAGCGATGTAGGAGAACGACAAACCCTGATAACGCATAACGTCTTCATCACGGTCAAGGTAGGACATCCACAGTTTGCCACCACTTGGATGCTGCCACTGCATCTTTCTCTCACTCCACTTGATGCCGGGATATATCTTTGGATACATCTCTTGCGATTTCCAAATGAGTTCACGCAATTCTTCGGTGGTGTGACGAAGAATGAGTCCAGAGAATTGGGGATGGGCTATGTAGCGTAGAGGATCAGCAAGAATGGCATAGCTCTTACCACCGCCAGCAGCACCACCATACAACACCTCACGTTCAGGAGCAGCTAGGAAAGCTGTCTGAGGACCGAGGTTGGGTTTGAATATGACGTTCTCATACTCAACAGGCTCAACTATCGGTGCTATTGTCGGAGAAGGTGGCGCTAAGTTGGACGAATCGATCACTACCGAAGAAGCTGTCTTGTCCGGTGCCTGTTCTTTTTTCGTACTCTTGCGCTTTCTTAAGGGCTTTTTCGTACCTGTCGGCAAGCTCTCGATAAGTAGAGGACTTACGTCTTTGGGACTGTTCACTCTTAATCCTCTTCATTAAACCCACATGACTTATTTCTCTACCAGTCACAGTAGTGAGCCAAGCTGATACCTGTCTCAAACTATATTGCTTCAGATGTTTCTTAGCTTTCTCCAACGCCTCTAGTTCTAAAGGTACAGGAACAAGCCAACCATCATCAGCTTCATCAGCTATGTAACCAAATGGAATGGTTCGACCTAGCCTCGGAATCTTAACATACTCTTTTGCATCTTTTGGTTGTGGGAGTATAAAGACACCGAGGCCGAAGTCGTAAGCTGTTGTAGCCTCTGTCATTCTTCTTCACGTTCCTTAGCAGGCAATATCATGACACCGCCTGTGTTGCTCTCTACCTGCACCTTCTCAGTCTTTACCAGACCAGCACGGTCAAGCAAGTCTTTAGCGGCTGACATCTTCTCTTTGAGGCCAAGCTCTGTAGGATCATCAATGGCAGCAATCATAGCCACCGCAGCCTTTGGAGCCGCCATAGCAATGTAAAGCTGTGTAGCTTCAATGATCTCTTCCTTTAACGAGTTGGTGAGTTGTCTGCGGCTATAGCCTTCAGAGAACCCTGCCATCTTCATAGCGTGATTGATGTTGCCATTGGCTTCAGCAAACAACACCTCAAGGAATCGTTTCTGTTGTTCTGTAAGTTCTTTTTTAGCCATTGTTTAAGGGGTCGTAATATTCTTCAACACTCACTGTAGCATCCATTGTGGAGCCAGCTTCAGGTGTAACAACCATGTAGTCGCCAGCGCTCAATGCCAAGTAGCTACCGTCAAGTTTGAGATAGCCGTAAGCAGAAACAACATAGCCACCAACAATGTAGTAGTCCGTGCCTAAGCTAGTGTCATGCCATTTGATTGACACCGTCTTATTACCACTACTAGCATTGGCAACAAACAACAACTCTATCTTTGCCGTATGATTGGGAGGGCAGGTATAGATGGTGTTGGCAGCACCGGCAGTGAGGTTGGTGCCGATGCTACGAGTCTTATAAGCTTTGTTGTTTCCGTTAGCCATCACTTCTTAGCTTTCACTTTAGCTTCAGACAACGCAATTGCAATGGCCTGCTTAGGACTCTTCACAACTTTGCCGCCTTTGCCGCTGTGCAGGGAGCCTTCTTTGAACTCTCCCATCACTTTGGCAACTTTGGCGGTTTGCTTCTTTGTTTGCTTCATTTCTTCTTAGCCTTCATGGGCTTACCAACGCCAATCATGATGGCAACCATAGGCTTGCCCTTGCCTTCTTTGGCAAGACATTTACCAGCAGCTTTGCACTTGGCAGAAGTGGGGCAGCCTTCGCAGGGCTTGAACGCTTTCTTTGTAGCCATATTATTTCTTCGCTTTCTTCATGGGAGCCTTGGCGACAACAGCACCGCCCTTAGCCATTGCTGTTTTCATAGGAGCAGCATAGCCACCACCCATCATCTTCTTAGTAGCAGGCTTCTTCACAGCACCACCCTTAGCCAGCTTCACACCAGCTTTACCAGCAGCCTTCTCTTCCAGCTTCACAGCGTCATCGAGATATTGGTTACGCACGTCTTGGGGCAATGTCTTGTCCTTTGCCATCTCGCGCAGTTTTGCAACTTTAGCTGCTGTGTTGTCCATAGCCATGATATGTTTCCTTAAATAAAAAATAGAGGCCATGCCTCAACGTTATAGTTATAGCATGTTAACGGTATTTAGCCGTCTTCTTTGCCACACTCTTAGGCTGAGCAACAAACTGCTTACCCTTCGCCTTACCTTCACGCTTAGCCTTTGTCGTTGCTGCATACTCAGCAGGTGTCAAAGCCTTTATAGCCTTCTCAGGCAAATAACGCTCCCCTGTTTCCGACGAAGGCTTACCAGACTTTGTTGTCCATTTCTGATCTGTCCATTCCTTTAGAGACTTCTGTGGCGCTTTCATTTGTAGCCTCCACCAGCAGCTTTGTATTCTTTGGCTAAGAACTGTGCCTTACGAGCGCTCCATTGGCCTGCATCACCACCTTTGGTGCCAGCTTTAATCTTCTCAAACAAAGCCTTACGCATTGTTGGCTTGGTGTAGTTGCCAGCCTCATTCACTTTAGATTTTGTAGCCATTGTTTCACCACTTTTCTCGGTTGGCCCAGAATGCCGCTGACATCTTACCTTTAGCGATGTTAGAAGCATGACGAGCTTTGAAAGCTTCATTGCGCTTGCTACCATCGGGAGAGCCTTTAACACCCTGCTGACCAAAGCGAATGAGCTTCACCTTGTCACCCTCTTTAGCCAACACAGCATGACTCTTCGTCGGATGATCGGGTGTTGCCTTGGGCTTGTTGTAGCCACTAAACTCTTCACTGCCTCGTTTGATTGCCATATCAATATCGTCCTTTACCGCGCCTATCACGCCAGCCTTCTTCGCACATCGCCTTCTCTACAACATCTAAAGGGAAGTAGTAGCCTGTGTGCTTCTCTAAAGCGGCTCTAACATAATAGACATCACTGTGCGGTATATGTGTGTTGTCTAAGTTGTCACGGTGTAGCGCTTTAAATACTTCCGTTGCAACAGAATAAGGGGGACTGTTCAACATCCCTTTAGCTTCAACCGCTTGTCTACTCAACAAAATATTCATATGCTTCTATATAGGTCTTCATAGCTGCCTATCTTCAGATGTGTAGGCTAGTGATGAAAGAGTATATAGCTAAACAACAACAAAGTAAACAACAAACAGAAAGAACATCTATAGTTGGTATCTTCACAGTCGATTTTGTGTTAGCGTCTTTATAGACTTCATAGACTGTGTTTAGCGTTTGATGATTGTCTATAATCGTTTGTCAGCACAGAGCAACATCAATTCATATCAACAACATCATCTATGCTCACTGCATTGCTATGTTGTCTATATAGCCCCTACCCCTACACCCCATAGTTTTACTCCGATTGAAAATGTTGTCAAGCGATATATTTGCATATGTTGTTTTGTTGCAACATAGTTGTTGTAAAGACAACACTGTTGTAGATGGTACAACACTTTCATGGTCGATTTTCTGTAGCGCCATAGCCTGTGTTGTTGGAAACGCTTTAATGGTCCTGTAGGGGGTCGTTGTAGGAGCAAGGTAGGGTGGTGCCAACCCTGTGGCGTTAATCGATTGTAGGTATGCTACAGGCCGTGGGTGGGCTACATCGTATATGGATAGGTCGTTTTAGACGGTGGTGGTTAACAGGTTGAAAAAGACCCTTCCGTGGGCTTGGCAGTATACAAATAGCGCCCCACCCCCCACTGGCCCACGCCCCCGCCACGTCTAGGCAGGTGCTGCGCTGGCGAACAAGCGCCTATGTATGCAGCGCAGGGTGACAAGCATATGCGTATGCAATTTGACCAGCGCATACGAATCTTCAATGAATTCAAAGACTTACACGCATGTGAGCAACTGATTCAAAAACAGTTGCCGATTTAATTGGGGACAGATTAGTGCCTGTTTTTTAAGCACATAAGAGACTATCGATTGGCGGTATACGATAGCGAAACTCTATCATCCCGTCACATCTCTTCAAAGAACACGCCCACATATGAGACAACCTTTACTGACCGTCGAGTCATTAACAGCAAAGCCCCTACAGTTTGGTCAACTATATAACCCCTCGTTTGACAAGGCCATTGTGAAGTCTGCATAATTGAGGCCATGACAACATCGTCATGCCAAACTTACCGAATAAAGGAAACAAATGTATACAACAAGACGAAGCGGTTTCGACCGTGAAGATGCACGTTTGCATTATGAGCAATTGCAGCGTGACCGATACGTTCTCACCCTCACCGCCAACAATGGCGAGACAGCGACACTTACCTACGACA